TGCCAGTTGGCGATGCAACAACAGTACCATCAACAGTTTGTGTGGCGGGGAAGTTACCAACGGTAACTGTGCCGTCAACAGTATATGTTCCATTCGGAGTGGCAGTAACTGTTCCAGAAACAGGAACTCCAACACCTCCAGAAATACCTTGGATTGTTACAACTCCAGTATCAGCAGTGCCAGCAACGCCAAGACCTGTAACAGTTTGTGTTCCACCTGATGTTGCTGTAAGATTACCAGTAACGGTATAAGTTCCGGTAGGAGAAGCAACAACAGTACCTGAAACAGGTTGTGTGACGCTTGAGTTGTCAACTTTAAGCGCACTTCCAGCAGTAATTGCGGCTGTATTAGTGTTGTCTGTTAATTTAACTGGAAGTTGTGTTTGGATATCTGCCATTTGTGTCTCCTATTTTTTCTTGGAAATCATCCTGATGAATTTTCTTTCTCTTTTGCTTCTTTTGCTTCTTTGTGAATCCTGATGTTTTTTTCTGCTTCGACAATTACTTTGTTCTGCGCTTCAATGTCATTGCCACAACGAGCAATCTCTTCTTGCAATTCAATGATTCTAATTTGTTTTGCTTGAATATTAGCCTGAGCAACAAGTTTAATATGCTCATGGCGCATGATTGTCAAATCCATGTTGCTGCTAAATAAGTCCGCCATAAAAATTACCTTTTTATTTTATTTTCAATGTCAAAACTAATTTATTTATAACAATTTAATCAAAATTTTGGATAACACACATGAATTTAGATCGTTTTCTTTCTAATTTCCATTCTGAAACATGGGACATGAGCAATAATGGCCGTTTTCACGAATCGATTTATATTGCTGAACACCTTACAGTACAATCGCTTAACTGTCTTGGCCTCGTTTATAGCACAAATTACAAATATCACAAAAAAGCACTTGATTGTTTTTATCGTGCTTTGAAAATTGATCCCGGTAATTGGCATTTGTGGTCAAATATTGTTCATGTTTTCAGTTTAACTGGCCAAAACGAAAAAGCTGTCATAGCTGCAAATGAGGCAATAAAATTTGCAAGGGGCCAAGCTTTTGATCCTTATTACAACTCTGGTGTTGTGCTGGCGAATCTGGGAAGACTTGAAGAATCTGAAAAAATGTACAAATTAGCTTTGGAATTAAATCCAAGCCATGCTACGGCTTCATTTAATCTTGCTTTAGTATTATTGCGACAAGGTAAATATGCTGAAGGATTTAACATGTACGATTGGCGATTTAAGTCGTCAGATATAACGAAAAGATTCAAAGAAAGATTTCTACAAGATCATTGGGACGGCAGGAAATTTAAGAAAAAGAGTCTTTTAATCTATAGTGAACAAGGTCTTGGAGATTTCATTCTTTTCAGCAGATTTATTGAAAAAGCTAAATCTCTTGGTGAAAAAGTTATTGTTGAAGTACAAGAACCTCTTGTAAATATTGTTCGTGACAATTTTAATGTAGATGTTGTTTTGCCAAGAGCAAACAATAATGATTGGCCAAAGGCTCCTGAATCTGATTATTGCATTTCTGTTTGCAGTTTGCCAAAAGTTCTGAAAATCGACAACAAAGAAAAAATACTACATGATCCTTACATCAAGCCAAAAAACAAAATGAAGTTAAAAAGTGTTGGCAAAAAATTAAAAGTAGGTATTTGTTGGTGTGGCAATCCAGACCACAAGAGAGATCACACGAGATCAACATATGTGTCTTCGTTCAAGCCTTTGACAGAAAACAAGAAGATTCAATGCTATGGCTTATTAAAAGGTGTACCGTCAAAAAGAAGTTGGCCAGATGGAAAAGTAGATTTGAGTACTGGTCTTAGTAATATGAATGTCATTAATTTAGAAGACAAGATACAAAATTTTGATGATTTGGCCTCTGCAATAGATGCGATGGATTTGGTTATTACTGTAGATACTGGTCTTGCTCATTTGGCTGGAGCAATGGGAAAACCCACATGGTTACTAATTGGAAGTGAAACTGATTGGCGTTGGATGGACAATGCCGATACAACTCCTTGGTATCCTTCTATGAAAATTTTCCGTTATAAAACAAGTTGGTCTAATTTAATTAAAGAGGTTGTGGAAGCTCTTCCTTGATTATAACTAATAAAAATGTTAATTTAACTTTTTTTTGCTTAAGTGGGCAATTAAATCATCCCAGTTATTGACCACCTCGGACCATGGATTTTGATTTTGGCGAAGTTCAGGCTTCAATAAAAGACGAGTTTCTTCTAAATTCTTGATGTGACCGCCAGCAAATTGTAAAGCAGCTTCAACTCTATCCAACCCGTCTTGTCCAAATATTTGCTCATAAGTCAAATGAAAAGCTCCCACTGCCTTACGCTTATATCTTTCTAATTCTTGGGTCAATTCATCAATATAAGCAGAGATGCGATGAGGGCTCAATACAATCTTCGATGAGTATTTCACGCCTATTCCATTCCATACACGAGTCTGTAAAGCTATCCAATAGCTGATAGCGACATCCACAGTATTCTCTCTCCACAAGAAAATCGTTGGTACATTGGCTAGTAGAAAATCATTATTCAGGTAATCCAAATGTTGCCAAATATGCTTGAATCCAAGAGCCTCCTGTTGTATCAAGCGCAAAGATTCTTTAATACCTTTTTCCACAAATATTGGATAATATTTAGCAACCTTAATATCTGAGTTGAACGGTTCGTAAATTGAATTTAACCCGTTGATAGTGAAGATTTTTTGTAGTTGACTCGAACCGCTTCGTGGATGAGCAAAAATCATGAAGTTTGACAGATGTTTAAGCATGATTATTTAGAGAAAGTTTCAATTTTCAGAATTATTTATTCTGAAGGCAATAAAATATAAGTGCTTGAAATCTTGGTATCAGAGCCAGTTCTGTCTTTTATCATTATTGCACGAGCAGGAATATTGTTGAATAATGTTTCATCTAGCATCTTTTCATTTGGTAGGACTTTATAAAGTGGTTTCTGGTAAACATCGTTATGTGATTCTGCAAACTTTTTAAGAAATTGTGCTACAGTTATTGTTTTATCACCTTTTACTTTTTGCAAAGTAGATTTCATCTTGGTTGGGAATATTGTTCTTGTTGACAAAGTATTGATATTGGTGGAAGCAAGTATAAGACATTCTTTGTAAGCACCAATATCTTGTCCATAGTTTACTTCAATTTGCTCATCATCAAAAAATTTGTTTGGATTTGAAACTCTGTAAGCGGTTGGAAGTTCTTCAAGACCTGTTCTAATATTGAGAATCGGCTTTCCGCTTTCTTGGAATCCTTCTTGTATTCCTCCCTCTGCGTGACATGTGTCAATAAAAATTACAAGTCTCTGAACTTTGTTGCCTTTTGCGATTGCTTGCAGAGCTTTTGTGAACTTGAAATCTCCCCCTAATGCTTCCATACTGAAATTTTTCCAGCTACCTCCTCCATGACTGTTGACATAAAAAAGAAGAGTTCCTGCTTCTCCGACAGCTTTTGCTCCTTCTGTAAGTTTACTATAGATGAGAGGGGAGGAAACATTGTGGTAGCTTTGAGACTTAAAACCAAGGCTTCCGTCCTTGAAAATACTCTCCATAAGTTGAATATTTTCAAGCCTTCCTTCCTCGTTTGTCATTGTAAAAAGCAAAGCTAAGTTATTCTCGTTTCTGTCAAATGGAAGACCGACAGGAGCGGGATTTTGTGCAAAAATTAAAAATGCTAAAATTGTTGTAATCAATTTAATTTTTCCATTGCAAACTTTTTGGTATCAATCGGACAAGTAACGCTCTTGTGATGACAAAAAACATTACCAGAAACTATCTGTATTCCTTGATCATTTATAAAAACATTTTCTTTTTCGTTGTAGTAGTTATTTGGATTGTAAAGAGGTGCCATGTGTTTGTAAATCACATAATCAAGTGAAATTATATATTCAAGCAAATCTTTAGATTTATCATCTCTATCATTTTCTACATAAAGCAAAGGCTTGCATTTATTGATCATTTTTTCAGCACCCATAAGTGCTATTTTTTCCATGCCTTCAATATCCATTTTGATAAAATCACATTTTAAGAAATTACATTCATCTAAAGTAATTAGTGGAACAGGATAGTGAACACCGCTAGAATAATCATAATCTAAAGACAAACCGCCAAAGTTAACAGTTCTTTCCAAGTCAAGTTCTGGAACGGCAATTAATCCACTTCCTGATCCTATTGCCTTTTGGAAGGCATAAACATTTCTTATGTTGTTGATTGAGATGTTGCCGCATAGTGTGGTGAAATTATTTCTTTCAGGCTCATATGCGAAAACAACCCCGTTTCCTTCAACCAATCGACTTAGAGCTATTGTGTGACAACCAATATTAGCACCAATATCAAGAACTGCGAATCCCGGCTTAATGCAGTCACGAAAAAGTTGAACTTCTGATTCAGAAAATTCACCATATCTTTCAATTGAACGGCCAATCCATATGTCGCTGTTGTTGTAAATCATAATTCCATAACGACACTTTTTTATCAAATTCATGGTTTTGCCTCTGATCTTTTATCAACCTAATAGAGTTGTTCAATATATAAAATTATGCCACTTATTCAATGGATTATGCAAAATTTGCAACCTACTAGTCAAGGTGTGGTTGTAGATGGCGCAGCTCTAGTTAAAAAACTCGTAAATCTTGCTGGTTCTGGTGGAGTAGAAATATCAGGCACAGGCGATGTTATACTAATTAAATCATTGGATGGCGTGATAATTGATGGTTTTTCGCCTTCTCAAAGTGAATTTAATTCATCTTTCACTGGTGGAGTGGAACTAAACGGAGAAGCATTTGCGGAATTTAATTCCATACTTAGAAACATAATCCCTTACAGTCTTGGTGATACTGTTTATACATCCAATGGTTTGCAATACATGGTTCTTGGTTTTTTCTGGAATATGGACAAAGAGCTTACTTATGAGATCACCAATTATAATGAAACAATATTTGTTCCAGAATCTTTTGTTTATCTAGATAGAAGCATTTACTATCAAACGCAGTTATCAATAATTGATCGAAATATAGCCAACTTGAGTGCATAAAATTATGAATTACACATATTATGGTGGCGGCGAAATAAAAGTTCTTGGCAGCGCCAAGCAACATGCAAGTTTGTATTTCTACAGGAAGTTTGAGCGTTCTTCTCAAAAAAGATTTGGCAATAAGGAAATTGCTTATTTGAAAAGTGAAGCATTGAAAGGAAAGCTTCAGAGAATAGTTATTCAAAAAGTCTACATGAAAAACACAACAAAGACTTTTTACAAAACTGTCAACTTTTACGAAGATGCCTTGCACAGCCTTTATAGAGAAGATGAACTTTTAACTTTACAGGAAGCTCAAGAGATCATTGGTCTTTTCATGCTAGAAGTTAAAGTTCAAAATGTCAGAGCAGAAGAAAAAATTGAATTGCCAAAGAAACATGTTGCAAAATATGCAAATAATAGCATGATGTATTCATTCAGTTCGGCAATCAAAGGTCAACTCGAAAAGGTTATGATTGCTTCAAGTCCTAAACCAAGACTTTATCTAGATAAATTGAATTCAATGTGGAACGAAGAAGACTTAGTAAACGAAAATGAAGCAAATCAATTAATTTGGGAATATGAACAAAGAATTGCAACAAGAATACACAAATCAGATGTAAAAATACAATCTTTAGGTCAACAAGTGAATATAATATTGGGCCAAATATATTATGATAAAATTACAGCAAAAAGAGGAATAATCACACCTGTATTGGTTACAAAAATAATCAACTCAAATATTGTTGAAGACAGATTGAATAATTTGTGGGAAATAGTAGACTTGATTGATCTTTCGGAGGCGAAAAGTTTGGCCCTGAATTATTGGACAATTAGAAGAGAACAGCTTGTTGATGTGATTAACAAGTCAAATGGAGATATGCCTTAATCATCGTCAAGAGAAACTTTTTTGTTTCTTGCGGGCATTTTTTGTCTTTTCTTTTTTGATTCAGGTTGAAACCGAACACGAATTTTTCTTGGAGATTTGATAACTTGCACATGAGACATGTTGTTGGTAATGACAGTAATTAAGTTGTGTTCTTCAATAGAAACAGATTCCAAGATGAAAAGCATATCATCGTATATCACATAAAGAGTATTTTTTTGTCTGGGAGTTTTGTATGGTAATGGTTCGTCTTTTTTCAAGACTGTCGCTTTTTTAACAATATCGATAATGGTATAGACACGAAGGTATGGGTCGTTGGAAACCCTTTCTTTCCAACGAACGAGAGCATGGTCTGTAACATGAATGATGTGCGCTTTCACCCATGTAATTTACAAAAAAATTAGCTTTAAGGCAATAGGTAATGAGGATGGAACTCTGCGGATTTAACCCATATCAATCCGTTGATAGCTCTGCTTGCAGCAGTATATGACCATCTAACATGGTCCCAATTTTCACATTTTTGCTCATAAACAATTACATTGCCAAATTGATCTCCTTGCGCTTTGTGGCAAGTAATTGCATACCCATAATCAAAAGGGTTGGCCTCTTGCTTAAATTCAAATTGGTTTGTTTCTTTTCCGAATTGGTCTGGATCGTATTTGATAAGACCGAAACCAAGTCCGTCCGATGTGAAGTCTATTCTCTCATTTTTATGTATTTTGGTTACATATCCTTGCATGCCATTGAAAAGACCAAGAGGCCTGTTATTTCTCAAGCAAATTATTTTTTCTCCTTTGGCAATAAATGTAAAATCAATCTTTTTTTCTTTTCTGACACGATTATTTAATTTCACTCTGGTTTTGTTGAAAGCTACAATGATTTGATCAACTGCTGCCAAATGCTTATCTTCAACAACACTATCCTCTACTATTTGAACAGATTTTGTTGTTCCAAATGTTCTGGCAGGATTGCCTTTCCTTAGATGTTCAGCAAAATGAGCTATCTCGCCAGCGTTCCTGTGAACAGTTTCAAGCCTAAACATTGGCTCTTCCATTAAATTAAACTTGCTTCCAATAGGCTCAAGTTGTCCATGATCTCCGACATAAATGATTGGTATTCCAAAAGATAAAAGGTCATCGTGGATTTCCTTGGAAACCATGCTGGATTCATCGATTATAAAACCATCCATTCTAATTGGCATTTCATAACGATTCATCAAACTCCAAGTAGTTTCTCCTTTTGAATCAGTCATGGGTCGATATATCATGCTATGAATTGTATTTGCATTCAAACCTTTTTTTCTTAGAACATTAGTTGCTTTGCCAGTATATGCTCCCACAGCAAAATCAAGACCCTTGTTTTTTAATGCTTGGTTCAATGTAGAAATGATAGTGCTTTTCCCGGTGCCAGCATAACCACCCATCGTAATGACTTGATTGCTTTCAAAAGACTTCAGGATATTCCTGACAATGTCTTTCTGTTCGTTAGATAGTTGCATGAATATCCTTTGTTATCACCTAATTCAAAAGGTGAACCTCAAGCTTCAAAACTTGCTGCAAAGAAAATTTGGTTCTTCTTGGAATTCAAAAATTTCAAAACCTAAAATAATATTTGGGTTTTGAACAATCTTTCTGGGAAAACTGAAATGTTCAACTCTCCATTTCAAAGAATTGATCGTTTCAATATCATCGACCGAAAGATATATGCAAGCCTTAAGCCACTCTTTGGGCAAATTTCGTTTGATAAAATCTTTAGCAGTATCTTGAATGCTGAATATAGGTAGATATATTTCTGATTCATCTTTATATCTGTATGTCAGTAGTGGTATCCATTTGTGGGATACACATTCCTTCACGATATCATTAATTTTAAGTTGTCCATCTGAACATAGAATTGCCATCATGGCTTTTTCCATCGCTTCTACTGTGTTTTTTTATTACTCAGCAACCACCAGAAAATACATGAAATCATGGCGACTGTAAAACAGATTCCGGTAATTGCGCCCCAAACAAAATATTCCATGGTTTTATCCTTTGTCGCCTCTTTCTTTAACGGCGATATAGAATACAAAACTTGTTTTGTTTTGTCCAGAAGTTATTTTACTTGGCGATTCTGTTTCTCTGTAAGAAACAGCAAGTTTGCTTTGTGGATTCTCGTATGCAAGGAAATCTTTCAAATGGCTTATAACAGTTGTTATAAATTGAGGGCTTCCTGTTATTCTGATGCCATCTTCACTATATGTTGAACCTTTGAAGCCATATTTGATTGGTTTAGCAGTAATGGGTTTGTTTGCATCGATAGTTTTCCAAAAATTCATGATGTCTTTTTTGCTTGCGCTCCATTTCTTTTTAGATTCATCTGGAGATGTGGCAAGAATAGGAGTTTGTTGTCCAGCTATCGCTGGAGTTGCGGCGGCAGGAGCCTGAATGCTGGAAGATGGCGTGGATGCTTCTTCTGAAAATTGGCGGGACTTCTTTTTCTTGTGTTTGTATTCACCAGAACTTATTTTTTTATTTTTTTTATCCGTGTTCAACTGGCTGCAAGCTCCTTGAACCTGATAATTATCAGTATCAATGCAAGGTCCAATGTAAGGGCCAAAGCCTTCTCGCATTTTGACATATTCAGAAAAAGAATTCATGAATTATTTAGGATTCTCTTTAGGAATTTTGCAATGTATTTATATTCTGTTGGATCAGAACCTTCGACAATACAACTTTGGTCGGGAATTATTTCTTTCTCAATGTATTCAAATGTAAGATTCAGACGAGGATAACTAATTAATTTTTTGCTTTTGTCAAACCAAATATAACCATCATGCTTGTCGATGGTGATTAAATCGTTGTTTTCATATAAATCTTGAATCTGGATTTCTTCATTTTCAAGTAATTCCCAATCTGGAAATCCAAACCTGTAAGGAGGCGCTTCTGGATGAGGATTTTTACCAGAAAGAATTCTTCTCAAAAGAGATGAGTTTTCAATCGTGGATGAACTAATCTGTTTGCCATTCTTTTGGCAAATATCAAACCAGTTTTTAAGAGACTCGCACACAAACTCGATTTGTTCAATAGATAGACAGTTTTTCATGGTGGTTCGTGACAGGTTTTTGAATTAAATAATTATATCCAGCATCACCAAAAAAAATTATGCCATACCGGGAGAAGCTTGGCCGCTTGGAGCAGCAGGTGCAGAGCCAACTGGAGAGGCACCCATGCTCGTATCCATGCCTGCTGCTGGCTCCGCCATCCCAAAGGCAGGCCCCGATGAATCAGGAAGCTCTTTATCTGGCGATTTTTCTCCATCTTGATTAGAATCTTCTTCGCCTTGTTTTTCCTTGTCTTCTGAACCCTCTTCGCCTTCCTTTGAATCGGAATCAAACATGTCTTGGAGAACATCCCAAAGGTTGACTGCTTTTAGCTTCTTGGATGGACCCTGACCTCCTGCTCCACCGGGTGCTGGACCAGCGCCGGGAGGACCACCTCCTCCACCGGGAGGCATAGGCATTGGTGGGGCACCACCGGGAGGAGGACCGCCACCGGGAGGACCACCGGGAGGAGCATCCTGTTCTAACAGGATTTTTGCATCAAGAAATCTAGAAAAGCTAATCATTGCATTATTTATCATCGAGTTGTTTAATTTTAGCTTACAAATCAGGTTCATTTGTCCCTTTGTTGGCACATTTCTGAGGCAAATGATTATTCGCTATTGCTTTTTCTTTGTTTTTTAGCAGAATACCAAATAAAGGAGAGCCACATGTCAAAGTTACTGTTGTTTAGCGATTTGCATCTCCATCCCCATAAGAGAAGCAATCAAAGACTTGAAGATTGCCTCACGGCATTAAGATGGGTTTTTGATACTGCCATAGAAAAAGGAATTAATTATGTTCTATTTGGAGGCGATCTTTTCCATGATCGTCAAAAGATAGAAATTTACACTTACCAAAAAGCATTTGAAATATTTGCAGAATACTCAAAAAAGAACAAATTTCATGTTTATTTACTTCTTGGCAATCATGACTTATGGTTTAACGACAAGACAAACATAAGTAGCGTTATGCCTCTCTCTGTTTTGCCAAACATCACAGTCATCGGCAAGCCATCAAGAATAGATATCGACGGACACAATTGGGACTTTATTCCTTATACTCATAATCCAATTGAATCTCTTGAACAATTAAAAAATCTTCACAGTACGATGAAATATGCTCTTGGACACCTTGCTCTTGATGGCGCAGTATTGCATGGAAATCAACACAGTGATGTCACAATTGAACATGATGGCGACATGGTAAACATCAGCGCATCACTTTTCGATCACTACAAATACACATTTTTGGGGCACTATCATGCCGAACAAAGGGTTAACAAGAAAGTTGAGTACATAGGATCGCCTTTGCAGTTAAGTTTTGGAGAAGCTTTCCAAACTAAACACATCATTTTGTTTGATCAGGAAAAGTGTGAAAAAGAATACATCGAAAATAATTTCAGCCCTAAGCATCTTGTAGTCAATTATGCCGATAAAGACAAATATCAACTTGAAGGAAACTATGTCCAGATTAAAGTTGATAATATAGGTGCTACTGATTTGATAAATGTCAAGAAAGAAATAATGGAAAACAAGACTCTTGCGAGCTTGGAAATCAAACAGCAGAAAAAATTAATTGATGAACATATTATTCAAGACGCAAAAGCTATTCTATATAAAGGCAATGAAATGCTTGCTAAGTATGCGGATCAGGTTGGACACGATGGCCTCGACCTTAAAAAACTTCTCGCAATAGGCGAAAAAATATGCATCAAAACGGAGTAAAACTTGAATTTCATCATAACAGGGCTGAATGAAAAATATTGGAATCCTTGGGGTATTTCTTGGCTTGCCTCATTGCGTGATTTGGCCCAAACACAAAGCAAACCCGTAATCATAGATTTTGGCTTAAGTTATGCCACAAAAGAAAAAATAAAAAGCTTTGATGCAATCATTCACGAAGGCAATAAAGATTCAACAATCAGAAATGCTTCTCTTAACACGATTGCTAAATTGGCCAATGAAATTGATGGAAATTTTGTTTATTACGATGCCGATGTTTGGTTTCAAAAACCAATTGATGAAGTTTTTGATATGATTGAAGACAATTTGTTGATGACTAAAAACAAAAACCCCGGTTTTGTAGGCGGCAATAGTATCTCTTGGAAGAAATACGGCACAGTTCACAATATGACAGCCGTCCTAAAAGATCACAACAAAACAGAATGTATGTTGAAATTTTTTGAATCTGAAATAAGTTTTATAGACAACAAATATAATTTTATAAATTTACCAGACCTCAAAGACAATAAAAATAATTTGATTTTTCACGATATCGAACAGCTTGCAATACATCCAGCCGGAATACTTAAAAAACTGTGCCAAAACAAGAGCTTGTTGTTTTCCGAAAAACACAAAGAATTGTTTGAAAAATACGCACATAACAAGAAAGTTGGTGTGTCGAGAAGACTGGTAAAGAATATTAGACTCTCTCAAGAATCTGAAAATTAATCTTATTTGACTTGGTCCTGAAATCCTGTTAAAGTAGCTCACATTAAGCACAAAGTCCGTCTTCCAGATCTACGGTCAATTTCAGGATTACAACATGAAGAATCTTCGCTTCAAGTTTGCAGCAGCATACAACTTTCTCCCTTTTGGCCCCGAAGGCATAGAACTGCATTTTGATAAATACAAAAATATAGTTCTTGTTCGTGGCGAAAATAAAGACGCAAAATCGGTTGAATCCAAAAATCTAATTGGCGATGCAATCGTTCAATCAGAAGAAATGAAAGTCAGCAGTAATGGTACTGGTAAAAGCAGCATACAAGAAATTATCACTTATGGTCTTTTTGGCAAAACGGTAAAAAGACCAGAAAAGCTCGGAGCAAATGATGTGGTACACAATAAAGTAGGAAAAGATGCCAAAGTGGAATTGATTTTCGATGATTTTAGAATCATTAGAACTAGGAAAGAAGGTGGCAAAGACACCAAAAATTCACTTCGATTGTGGGAAAGCAAAGAGGGAGTTTGGGACAAACAAAATGAAATCACACAGGGAACAATGTCTCTTACTCAAAAAAAAATCGAAGAAATAATCGGCCTTTCTTACGAAGCATTCATCAATATGTCTGTTTTCACAGATGATCAGAGAGCTTGTTTTTTAGAATGCGAAAACAAACAGAAAAAAGAAATAGTTGAGAACATGTTGTCTCTTGGAATCTATAGAGAATGGTCTGAAAATGCCAAGAATCTTAGAAAAGAAATTAAGTCAAAAATTGATATCAAATCTAAAGAATATGCTCTGCTAATCAATAGTAAAGATGATGCAGTTAGAAGGCTGGATTTAACAAAACAAAAGGAAAACAAATGGAAGGAAGACAAGAAGAATGAACTTGAAATATTGATCAAAAGTAGCCAGAAATTCACAGAAATGCTAGGCCAGTCATACAATGGCGCAGCATTGTTGGCCTATCAAAAAGCACAAGAAAAAATCAAAGAAATCAACGAAAGCATGCCTGAAAAGGAAAAGTCTAAAAAAGAATCTGAAGAAAAACTTGCTCTTGCCAGAAACAAAGAAAACGAAATTAAAACAGAGGCCCAGATTGTAGGCGAAGATTATCAAGAAGTATCCAAGAAAGCAAAAAATCTCGTTGCAAACAGGCAAATTAAAGAACAAGAGATTAAGAACTTAAAATCAAACATACCGGGAACAAAATGTGATAAGTGCAAAGGCGAAATAAACGAAGAAAATCTCAGCGAATATATTGAAAAGTTGAACTCTGAAATTGTTCTAATTAATAATGAATTAAAGGAAATTGTCGATAGCGGAAAAGAAGTCCAAAAGAAGGCTGATTCCATCAAAGAGAAACAAGAAAAAATAAAAAAGTTTATCGATAATTTTGTTTCAAACATTAGCGCCTTAGATAAAGAACTCAGTTCCTTAAGAAACGAACTTGTTAAATCATCTCAAGTTCGTGAACCAAAAGTTGACAATAGCGAAGCGTTGCTTCAGGAAAAGATTGAAAATTTCAAAAAGCAAATTGAAGACAAGGCAAAAGAGATAAAAGGCGACACTCCATTTAAGGAAATACTTGAAAATGACAAGACAGAATTAAACAAGGCGATAGAAAAAGTGTCCGATAAAGAAAAAGAAGTTAAAGATCTTGAAGCAGAACTTCCTTATTACGATTACTGGATCACAGGCTTTGGCGACAATGGTATTCGCAAGTGGGTTGTTGATGGAGTAATTCCAGAACTCAACAATCGTATCAATTACTGGCTTCAGTTTTTGATTGACAATAGAATCACGCTTAAGTTTGACAATGAATTAAATGAAATTATTGAAAGAAATCCTGTTGATGGCAATCCTTATGTTTATCATGCCATGTCAACAGGACAGAGAAGAAGATTAAACTTAGCTGTCAGCCAAAGCTTCGCTCATATCATGATGCTAAGTTCAGGATCTATACCATCTATAGTTTTTTTAGATGAAGTAAGCACCAATGTTGACCCGTTGGGAGTTCAAGGCATTTATAATATGATTTGCGAATTGGCAGAAGAAAGACAAGTGTTTGTTACCACGCACGATCACGATTTAATCAGAATGTTGCAAACCGCTGACACATTGAAACTTATGCACGAAAATGGGTTCACGAAATTGGTTGTTTAGCAAAATATTTTTCAAAATTTTTCTGATTGCTGTTTAGATAACTTCCCGGTATTGTTATAAACTCATCGTTTGGGTGAGGAAGGAAAAAAATGAGTATTTTCGACAAAAGAGTGGCATTTAAGCCTTTTGAGTATCCTGAAATTATTGAATATAAGAATGCAATCAATCACAGCTATTGGCTTGTGAGTGAATGGAACTTCATTTCTGACATTCATGATTTCAATGTTAAATTGAACGATGTTCAAAAAAGTGTTCTTAAGAACGCAATGCTCGCCATCTCGCAGATTGAAATATCAGTCAAGAAGTTCTGGACCAGACTTGGTGATCGATTTCCCAAGGCCGAATTTGAACAAGTTGGCGTTACATTTGGCGAATCAGAAGTTCGTCATGCCGATGCATACTCCCACCTTCTCGAAGTTCTTGGGATGAACAATGAATTCGATCAATTACTCCAGAATCCTGTCATACAAGGTAGAGTTGATTATCTTACAAAGTATCTGAAAGGCGCTTCAGATAATAGCAACGAAAAATACACTCTTACATTGGCATTGTTCAGTATATTTATCGAGAATGTAAGTTTGTTTTCTCAGTTTTTGATCATCAAATCTTTCAATAAACACATGAATTGCTTGAAAGATATCGACAATGTTGTGCAAGCTACTCAAAAAGAAGAGGCGATTCATGCTCTTCTTGGTGTTTATATAATTAAACAAATTAAAAAAGAATATCCAGATTGGTTTAATGATGATTTTTATGCGAAGCTCCAAAGAGCCTGCGCCAAAGCTTATGAATCTGAATCAAAAATTGTTGATTGGATTTTTGAAAATGGTGAATTATCATTTCTCGCCAAGGATTCGGTAAAGGAATTCGTCAAGCATCGTTTCAATGAAAGCCTTGAAATGATTGGTGCAGAGAAACATTTTGATGTTGATATGAAAAAACTGATCAACCTAAAATGGTTTGAAGACGAAATTCATGCCGAAGTGAACACCGATTTCTTTCACAAGAAACCTGTCACTTATTCCAAGTTCACTAAGTCATTTACAGCGGAGGATTTATTCTAATGTCAGATTACAGATGGCTCACCGACCTTTCCCGTATTTTTCTCGAAAGAGATTATCTCGTCGATGGTCAAAGTGTTGATGATCGTGTTTCAGAGATTTGCAACGCAGCAGAAAAAATATTGAACAAACCGGGATTCGCAAAGCGTTTCCAAGACAATTTCAAAAAGGGTTGGTATAGCTTTTCCACTCCGATTTGGACAAACTTCGGCAATGATCGAGGATTGCCGATTTCTTGTTTCGGGTCTTTTATAAGTGATTCTATGGAATCAATTGCATTCACTTGGTCTGAAGTCGCCATGATGACTAAGCATGGAGGGGGAACAAGTGGATATTTTGGTAACTTAAGACCCCGTGGCGCTAAAATCAAACAGAACGGCGAAAGTTCTGGTTCTGTACATTTTATGCAAGCTTTTGATAATCTCATCAATGTTGTCAGTCAGGGCAAGACTCGCCGTGGCAACTTTGCAGCTTATCTTCCAATTGATCATCCTGACATCATGGAATTTCTTCAATTAAGAACAGAAGGCTTTCCAATTCAAGACCTTTCTTATGGTGTGTGCGTACCAGATTACTGGATGCAAGAAATGGTCGATGGCGATTCAGAAAAGCGTAAGATTTGGGCTAAGGTTTTAGAAACCCGTGCTAATCTTGGATATCCATATATCATCTTTACAGACAATGCTAACAATAATACTGCTGATTGTTATAAAGATAAAGGAATGAAAATAACACATAGCAACTTATGCTGTGAGATTTTTTTGGCAAACAACGAAGAAGAATCTTTTGTTTGCGACCTCAGTAGTATGAATATTCTTTACTATGATGAATGGAAAGATACAGATGCTGTTGAGCTATTGGTGTATCTTCTAGATGCTGTGATGACTGAGTTCATTGATAAGGCCAAGAATATCAAGTTCATGGAAAGACCTGTTCGTTTTGCAGAAAGACATCGTGCTTTGGGAATTGGCTGGCTAGGATGGCACAGTTATTTGCAGAGCAAGATGATTCCTTGGGAAAGCATGGAAGCCAAATTTGAAAATGTGAAGATTGCTATGAACATCAAAGAGAAGGCTTATGCAGCAAGTGCAAAGTTGGCTCAGGAATATGGTGAGCCAGAAGTTTGTAAAGGCTATGGTCGTCGCAATACAACTTTGATGGCAATTGCTCCAACCAAGTCGTCTGCATTTATTCTTGGCCAAGTTTCAGAAGGTATTGAGCCTCATCGTACAAATTATTACATCAAGGATTTGCAGAAAGGCAAATTCACGATTAAGAATGTTGAACTTGAGAAGTTATTGAAGGAAAAGGGCAAAGACACTGATGATGTTTGGAAGAGCATCCTCATGAACGGAGGAAGTGTCCAGCATCTTGATTTCCTTTCAGAAAAGGAAAAGGATGTATTCAAGACTTTTGCCGAAATTAGTCCAAAAGAAATTATTATTCAGGCTGCACAGAGACAGCAATATATCGATCAGGGTCAGTCTTTGAATTTAATGATTCACCCAAGTGTCCCAACTAAGGATGTAAATGCTTTATTGGTAGAGGCTTGGAAACTTGGAATTAAGTCTTTATATTATCAGATGTCTGTAAATGCGGCTCAAGTTTTTGCAAGAAATATTCTTGAATGTAAGAGTTGCCAGTAAGGAAGGAAATACTTATGGAATTTTCAGATTTTAAGCTCAATCCCTCTTGGGACGAGCAAACTGTTGAAATGTATAAAAAATTTCACAAAGAAATATGGGAAGACCAAGAGTATTTCCGTCATGGTCTGAACATAAAAGAAGGAGATGTTGTAGTAGACTGTGGAGCAAGTATTGGAATCTTCAGTCTACTTGCAGCAAGCAAAAAAGCCAAAAAGATCATAAGTTTTGAGTTTGATCCAAGTGTTTATGAGTATCTTGTCAAAAATTCCAAAAAAATTAAAAAAATTGTACCTGTAAATGCGCTTGTAAATAATAGAGATATAAAATATTTAAGCGATAATACGCCAAAAGAACAAGTTGATTTGGCAAAAATATTGAAAAAATACGAGTTAAAAAATATTGATTTTCTTAAATTAGATGTTGAAGGTTTTGAGTTTGCTTTCATTTTGAATGAATCTGATGATAATATCCTGAAAGTAAAACAATGGGCTATTGAAACACACTCATGCGGATTTTTTGCTGATAGATTACAAGAATGTTATTTTACTCTTGCAATTTTAGACAGATTCAAAAAATTAGGATATGAATGTGTACTCGAAAAGCTGCATATAGACACTTGCTGTTACATGATTTACGCAAGATTGAACTGAATTCCATCATTCTTTTCTTGTAAAATTCTCTGATTTTTGCTACGATACTCTCTTAAGCAAGAGGTAAAGATAATGTCGTGCAAATATATAATTGTCGTTGGCGGTGTAATCAGCGGCACAGGTAAGGGTGTATCGGCTGCTAGTATTGGTTTGCTGCTCAAATTTCGTGGACACAGAATCGATTTAATCAAGTTTGATCCATATTTGAATACGAATGCTGGTATTCTTGCTCCAAGGGAACACGGAGAATGCTTCCTTTGTGATGACGGTACTGAAACCGATCTTGATCTTGGCCATTATGAGCGAATTGCCGGTATCAACATGAGTAAATCGAACATATGCACAAGCGGCACTTTGTACAAAGAATTAATTGAAGAACAAGAAACAGGCAAATATCTTGGCCAAACAATACAGCTTAGTCCTCACATCACCGATAAGGTACACGAAAGACTTCTTGATCTCGGCAAAGAAAAAGATATTGTGATTGCCGAAATAGGAGGCACAGTTGGAGACAGCGAAAGCTACGCCTTTTTTGAGGCCATGAGACAATTCAAACAGAAATTGAAGGACGATGTCCTTGTTGTAATGGTTGCCCCTATTCTCTGGGTAAATACAATCAAAGAGTTCAAATCAAAACCATTGCAGAACGCTGTCAAAGAATTACAGAGACATGGTTTACAGCCAGATGCTATTTTCTGTCGTGTAGATAAACATGTTCCAGAAAAAATTCTGAATAAGGTAAGCCAACTTACGAATGTAAAAAGAGAATGTATTTTTGAGGCTCCTGATGTTTCAAGCATTTATCAGGTTCCTTTGGAATTTTACAATCGTCATGTTGATGATTTGTTTGTTGACTTATTTAGACTTAACAGAAGCTCTTGTCGCATTCACAAGTATCGTGATGTTGTAGAGAAATATGTTGGCAATCATGAAAAAGCAATTGAAATTGGTGTATTTGGCAAGTATGACAATTGCGATGAAGCTTACATGAGCCTTAAAGAAGCTTTAATTCATGCTGGTGTAGCGAATGATGTAAAGGTAAATATTCGTTGGATTAAGGCAGAAGAAATTGAAAAATACAAAGATATATGTAGTCTTCATAAATATTTTGAAGGTTTAGATGGTGTAATTATTCCCGGCGGTTTTGATAACAGGGGTACTGAAGGTAAAATAAAAGCAATCCAGTATTGCCGTGAAAGAAAAATTCCATTTTTAGGAATTTGTCTTGGTCTTCAAATGGCTGTTGTTGAATTTGCTAGAAATGTTTGTGGAATGACAGATGCAAACAGTCTTGAGTTTGATAAAAACACTTCTAATCCAGTTGTTCATTTTGTTGATGGACAAGAGAAATTGCAAAAGAAATCTGCGAACATGAGATTGGGAGCATATGAATGCGAGCTTAATAAGGATAGTTTAGCTTTTAATCTTTATGGCAAAAAGATAATTTATGAAAGACACCGTCATCGTTACGAAGTTAATCCAAATTATATTGAACAATATGCCAAAAAAGGATTTTTTGTTTCTGGAGTAAGTGTAGGATCGGGGCTGGTAGAGATCATGGAGATGGATAAGTCTATTCATCCTTATTTTATTGGTACTCAGGCACATCCTGAATTTAAGTCTCGTTTGTTATCAGCTTCGCCTCTTTTTAAGGGATTAGTAGCGGCTGCTATGAAAAATAAAACAAATGTCGCAACTATAGATAAAATATGAGATTCAAAGATTTTTTACTTAACGAAAACAGGGTTTATTTGGCCCAAAAAGTAGGCGACATACTCGCCGCTTTACAGGAATTGCGTGATGATGCTCCTAATATGGGCACAAGAGATTTAACGCAATACTCCATGCGTATTGTCAACCTTATTCGTAGAATTTTGCATAGTAGTTGGCCTAAAGATGAACAGCCAAATCTTTTGACTTTGCAAAAGGCTGGTGTAGCATTGATGAAAGCTATCGATGAAAAAAGTGATCTTCCCGGTACTGTTTCTGCTGTTGTGGGACTTCTTGAGAAATTAGTTTCGGACTTAGGTGCGCCAATCAACAAATTAGCTCCAACTGAATCTCCAAAAGACCAGACCAAGGATGCAAAAACAACTGCTGGCACAGAAAACAAGCCCCAGAAAGCCGAACCAGCACCTCCTCCTGCTGCGGCAGGAGCCCCAGCCTCTCCTGAAACAATGGAAGCAACTCCGCAAGGAACTCCTCCTACAGGAAGCACGGGACAAGATATGGCAGCACCACCACTTGGAGGCAGTTCTGGACCTTTGGATGCGTTTTGATTGAGAGGTGATATATTTGTGGATTAGCTGGATTTATAGGCCAATCTAAAAAGCCTATAATTTCTTTTCATATTTTATCTAAAATTTTTGAAAAAAGTGAATCAAGAGGAGTAGACGCAAGCGGTTTTTACGGCACAGAAAAAGGTGCTAATGGAGCCGTTTTATTCCACAAAGAACCAACAAGATCAAAAGAATTTGTAAAAAAAGATGTTTGGCGTGATTTGAGCAATTATGAATTCAACATGATTTTGTGCCACACCAGAGGAGCTTCAAAAGGAGTTGGAGAACCAGCAATAAATGCCAACAATCATCCTTTTATCAGCCAAGACAAGTCATTATGCCTTGTACACAATGGCAGAGTTGATGATATTGAATACAATAACCTGAAACAAAAATACGCTGTCAAATCTAACTGTGATTCTGAAATTCTTCTTAGAATACTTGAAAACGCAAGCATGATTGAAAAATTTGATGACATCATGCCTCAGGAAGTGACTTCTGGAATTAAAGATATTTTTTCATTGATTAATGAAGGACACATGGCTGTAGCTGTCGGTAAAAGAGGATCAAATGGAGAAAGATGGCTTTGGCTTTTTCGCAATCAACACCGACCACTATGGGTAGTTGATACAAGGGAATCATTAGGTCAAATATTTTTCATTTCTGAGCCAGCAATATGGGAAGAAGCAATTAAAGAATGCAATACCATTAAAGGATTTTCTAGATCTCAGAAATTAATTGAAATACCCGATGGACAAGTTTGGTGTTTCAAAACCGACTCGGAAAATTTTCATGTCAATTCTGTATTGAAATATGATGTTGTCAAATCTGAGGCTGTTCCTTGGACATTTGATGGGGTTAGATATGAAATCAAACAATCTGAACATTCTTGTAAATTTATAACTGAACTAGATGAGAACGAAAGATTGAAAAAAGTTGAAAAACCCGCTGTTGTTGTTTCTTCTAATTTGAGACTCGATCTTCTTGATAGGAAATGCGATCAAATAATTGATATCGTCAATAATATTAGGCAATATGCAGAACAATTGGCTCAAGAAAATTCAATAGGTTCTTTAGAATTTGAAGAATTGCTAGCCGATCTGGAAAGCAAGAAAAAAGAATTGGAAGAAATGAGCGTAATTATAAATCGTTGATTTTTTACTCATCTATTACATGACACACGAATTTGAAGATTTCGATGATTTTATATCAGATGATATAGTCAATAAAAAGAAAATTAAGAAAAAAGTAAATGGTAAAAAGAAAGGAAGCCGAACGGAGCTTGACCTTTCAAAAATTCTTACCGAAAGATTTGGTCAAAGTTTCTCAAGATCAGTTGGATCGGGTAACCGCTGGTCTCAAGTTGATAATTTGCCAAAACACGCCAGAGAAGTTTTTAGTGGTGATTTAGTTGTTCCCAAGGCATTCAAGTTTGTGATTGAATCCAAAGGTGGATACGATGGAATTGATATGAATTCCATTTTTGTTCGTGGAAATAGCGAAATAGACGGCTTCCTTGATCAAGCTATGAGCGACAGTAAAAGGTGTGGCAGAAAACCAATTATGTGTTGGAAAAAGACAAGAAAACCTTGGCTTGCTTTTGTTCTTACTAATGAATTGTCTGATCATGAATTCAAATATTCCATGAAATATGGAAAGTGGACAGCAGTAGCATTAGAGCATCTGCTGAAGTTGGGCGATGATTTCTTCTTCGACAAAGACATATTGATGCAAGAATCAAAGGATAATCACTCATAATCCTTGAGTTTGTATTTCAATGATTCTGCTGGAATGAATCGATCATATCCGTCTTCTGTCAAGAACCAATTCCATCTATCTGGATGTTGTGGTTTAACACCGTCTCCAAAACCATCAGTAATAATCCAAACTGATGATGGGTATTTACAACTTTCTTTCTTGATCACATTTTTGATATGATTCTCAATAATCAAGAATGATGTTCCTCCACCACCATATACTTTTCTATCTTTCAAATTGGTTTCCTGAACAGTAGTGTCGAAACAGAAAAGCCTTATTGCGAATTGCTCTTCTGGAAGCGATTCGGCTGCTGCAAAAAATCTATCTTTCAAATTCCAACAGCTACCACTTGTGTCGAGAAAGAACCACACATCAATCTTCTTTAGTTCTTGATTCCTATCTTCTGTTTCCATGTCGGAAGGAACTAGCAGGTTTCTTCCAAGCAAGGACATGCGCCTATTAAGCTTGACCCATTGTTCTGTTTCAATATCGTCGTTTTTAACAGATTTCATAGCCCATTTCTTGATACAAGTCTCCCATTTCTTTTTCTTTTTAGGCCTTTCTCCAGAAATAAAAACCCATTGTCCTCCAGTACCAGAACCTGCAATCTTATCGCTTTGTTCATTTGGATCAGATTTTTTTTGGAAATGTTTTTTAATCGTTGACTCGAGTGTTTTCTTTTCTTCATCAGAGAGTTCATTGCTGAGTTGATCAATAACCTCTTTCCAATCAGAAGATTGGTCTCCAAGACCAGAGTGATCGTCAACAGTTGAAGGATGCTGAGAACTTCCCTTTTCGCCTTTTTCCGAACCCATACCGTTGTTGCCAAACTCTTGTTCAAAGAGGTTGTAATAATATTCAAAGTTCTCATTATCGGATGGCAAGGGATCATGTTTCTTGAATACAGTGTCAACCCAACAATAGTCCTCAGAGTTTTCAATAAGCTTCCTTGAAAACCCAAAACCACGGACAAGTGTGTGATTTACAACAATGTCCATGGCCACATTTGTGGCTTGCTGATTACAACCTGAGTCTTTTGCCCTGATTCCATGATTCAGAACAATGTGAAGAGCCTCATGGCAAATCACAAACAGTTTGTTGTATAGGTCCAAAGAATTCCAAAAAGAAGGATTGAAACGAAAGACAATAAAATTACCATCCTTGTCAAATTGAACACAGGCTGTGGTAATGCTTTCATCAAAAACAGGCCTTCCCATCTGCCAAACTTTGTAAAAAACAGCATGGTGTGGTTCCAACTCGTTAGAAATCTCAAGCCATTCTTCGTTGGAAATCTTGTTATTACTCATCACGCACCATCTTCCAATCGAGTTCTTGTTGGCGAATCTTGTTAAGCAAAATATTGAATTCATCTACTTGCATTTTGTAGATTTCTTGGAAGGAAACTTTCTTTTCCTTCTGAATAGAAACCAAACAATGGTTGACTGTCCCAAACATCTTATCAAGTTCAATCAAGTTGTTGTGAAATGGCTCGACAGCTTTGCAAATCAATTTCAAAGTTCTCATGGCAGAACCGAAATCTAATTTTTCAGGTATGTTTTTGATTATCTTGTCATAAATGATAATCTTGTCGTGCGAATTATTTAATGGCATTGATTCCAAACTTGTTAACTCAACACCCCAGTCCAGCTTGTTTTTGTTGAAATGAGGGGCAACTGAGCTTTTAGGCTCCTCAATTGAATCCTTGATAAAGGCCTTCTGGATCTTCTCATTTTCGGTCAGAGTTTTTCTGATCTTCTTGACAAGCACGGCATCAAGATTAGCTTTCAGAATTTCTTTGCAGATTCCATGAAAAACTGGAACAACATCGAGATTTTCTATAACATGTTTACAAAACTTTTCATCAGACGACATCAAGCTTGTAATCTTCTCCTTTGCCATAGTCGGGGCGAAGAAGTTTGTCATAGTGACAGACTTAAGGATGTGATTGATGGCATCAAAGAAATTATTTTCATTCTGAATAAAATCTTTGGCAGCTTGCTTATCCTTGTTCTTGAAGATCTCTTCAACCTGATCCGTGATTGGACCATTTTTCAAAGTTGCAATCAACTTATTCACATTGCTGCTTGCTGGCAAAATATCCCTAGGGTCACCCTTGGCAACAAAGCAGTCCAATGCATATTGGAGCCTGCGTGGGCTCACAACATTTTTAGTCTCTTCGTTCAGATTTTCCCACCACATGATTGCAGAATCAGCAAACTTTTGGCCATAGGTGGCACGGAACCAATCCTTGTTTGGTTTGTATGGAATGTTTACCGAAACTTGAAAACGGTCAGTTTGTGCAGAGTCAAGTGTTTCAACATCATACTTGAGTGCTTCATCATTATCTGGATTGATGGCACACCAAACGATTTTTAGGTTGGAAAATTTCTTGCCATTAATGCTTTTGAATTGAATTAGTTCCATAACAGCGTTGCGAATCTTCTTGGGGCTACGATTGAATTCATCGAAGAACAAGGCTTCGATTTGGTCATTAGCAAAATCTTGCGGCCTTACAAGTTCAAGATATGCTGGGCCATTATCACGCATGGCGTGATTGACAAGTTCTTCAGCAGCGTTTTTATCTGTCAACTTCCAATTTTGCTGAATGTATGAAACCGCTGTGCTGAAATTAACTTCAGCAATTTGGCGAACAAGTTGCATTTGTTCGCACAAGGGATTGTCAATTTTTTCTTTGGGAACGCCGATGAAGTCGCACCAAGGGTCCATCGTTGATGCAGAAAAGTAACGCCACCTCAATTTGTGGCGATCAAAGGCATCGGTGACCATAGCTGTTTTACCAACACCATGACGACCAACGAACATTACATTGAAGTTGTTTTTAATCCAGAAGTCAATTTTTGCCTGAGAAACGCTCATTGCATTACCTCTATGATGGTATTTGACTCAACACAATAAACAGCAATATGATTGAATGTTTATTGAAACGAAAAAGCACAGACAGGTAATATCCTGTCTGTGCTTTTAAGTAAAATACATCAAGAGTAAATCTGAAGAGCGTATTTTTCAGAGACGAAAGTGCTTTCCCCAAGAGTTGTTTCAAACCAAACATTATAGATGCCCTCATCAAGTTGAGTTGTATCTATAAACCAATATGCGTAGCTATCTTGCCTATATTCCACAAGGTGCCGATCTACAACGAGCCTTAGATCGGTTTCTGCGGGTACACATTCTCCGCAGGCGATTTCCATGGATACCCTAATATCGGAGACTATGGCAATATTTTCATAATAGGATACTAGATCGGCACCTTGTGGAACATTAGGCGTGACTTTAATGAGGATATACCTCTTGCTTCCTTTTCTAACTCGATTTGGCCTGAACTGAAAATTAAAGTCGTAAAGAATAGGGCTTGGACTGGTAAACCAAAGATCAGGAGCAATCTTGAATGCGTTTCTTATATCGTCGTTTGCACATGTTCCATTTTCAAAAACTACTGACCAGAAGTCATAGTGTTGACCAACACCATATAAATCTGGGTTGATATACAAAGGCAGGATGTATTCACCAGTTTCAGCTAATTGAATCTGACTTCCGTCAATTTCTTCGACCAATCTTAATCCTTCAGGATTTTCAGCACTTTTCAAAGAATCATCTATGGTAAAGATGCTAACTTTGCTAATACTCGAAACATTAGACCTGTTATTGGAGTTATATGTAAACAATCTCAGGTTTACTGTGTCTCCGCATACAGGGCTTTGGTATCTTTCCTTGCTCATTTAGACCTCTGTCTGCCTTTTCTTTGTTGTGCGTCTGCGGCCTGCTTTTCATTTTCTTTTTGCTGTATGAATCTTTCAATCAGCCATTTTCTAAGATTGATAGGCAGTCTCATAGACATAGTCATGTCCATCTGCATGTGATACTGAAAGAAGAATATTTCCTCGGCTAATTGCTCCCAAAGACCTATGCTTGGGTCTTGGCCTTCTTTCGCCGAGGGAAGAAAAAATTTGCTTCAAGTGGCAGATCGATGTTGAATTCGGCCAAGCAGCTTGGACAAACAATATCTACATCTGTGTTTACTCCAAATGGAGGTTCGTTAATCATGTTTCTGATGTAAGAAACATCATTAATTGGCAAATTCTTTAGAAGGATCTGCAATTCATTCTTATTTACAATCCCATCAATATCATTTAGCAATTGCGCTGTTCTGTAGATCAAAGTGTCATCTACACCATTGTCGCCAAAAGCCTTGATTCTTCTGTCACGATGGTCTTGAATTTCTTGCTCGTCCTTTCCACTTGAAAGTCGATAGCTGAATGGCAGCTTGGATGTCGGAAGGACATCACGAAGTTCTGGGCCGAAATCGTCGGGAGTATATTCCACATACAAACTATTAAGGTCAATACTTGTTGAGAACTTTGTTTCACATTCAGGGCACTTGATTTCCACATCGTAACTTGGCCCATAACTGATGCCACGAAGATAGATAAGCAAATATGTTCTGTCGATAGTGAGCAGATTTTCCGTGCGGAAGTTTTCCTTCAAGCACTTTTGAAAAATCATGTTGATGGCTTGACCCTTCTTAACAAATCGAGGAGTAGCCAAAATCTGCTCTTCTTCGCCAGTCATAGGCCTCAAAGACACAATTCCATTGCTTGGTCCATTTTCGCCATCATAGAACTTACCTTTGGATGGCAATTCAATCTCTTCAAATACGGTTGTTGAGCCACGAAGACCTTCAAGAAGCTCCTTGAGGTGGCCAGATGCATTTGAGCCAGAAAGTGTGTTGGACGGCGTTGTGTACGAATTATTTTCGCTAACAGAACTCATATTGTTTAGGCCACGCTTTGGCTGAGTGGTAGATTTTGCCGCTGCTAACGCAGCAGCAAAAGCGGGAGGAATGTTCCCTGAGATTGGAATTCCAGCAGTCGAAGCATCAATGGGGTCTCCCGATTCGGCTGCAACTTGTTGACGAATCTGATTGACTGAATCTAGGGGCGCTGATGATTGTGCGGTATCTTGACTCTGATCGCTTGGCCTTCTCATGCGGAAACTTTCATCTGCCATTTTTTTACTCCTGATTTTTGTTCGCCCGTCCTGCATTTAGTGACGGATTGTCTAGTTTTCGTTACTATTATAGTATAAGAAATATTTTTTTAAGAGTTGTACATGGAAATTAACTTTCAGAATATAGAAGAAATGTTTTTTCTTGACAAAAATGTTCGGGAACTATTGCCTGAGTTCAGAAACGATTTTGATTCATGGAGAATTTCACAAATGTCTCCCGGTCTTAGACAACTGGGACAAAAAAGTTTGATGAATGTTCTGAATGGATTGGAAAAAGAACAATTGCAAAGATTAACAGATCATTTTGGAAAACAAGTATTTGTTGGCAGGTTGAATGCCAACATAGTCGAACATTATAATTTTACAAATGAACAACACGACGATCTTTGCAAGTATACAGAATTCAAGGACTTCTGTATCACAATGAACAAAGATGGAGTTGTGGCAACATTTTGGAGATGACCATGAATTTTGTTGAACTTTTTATGTTTTTAATTAGCACCATTGGAATGTCACATATCATTGTGGACGGATCAATACTTCAATGGTTTCGGGATCTTGTCAAAAGCATTTCAATCAAAATGCGTGTTCCAAAACTTGGAGGAGTAGTCGATTGCTACTTGTGTTGCGGCACTTGGTGCGGCTTCTTTATGGGCTGGGTTTGGCTTTCAAATAATCTATTTGAAATATTTGCCTGTGGCTGTGCAGGAGGTTTCATTTCAAACTTCGCAGCAGTCATTATGAACTGGATAGAATCAGCAACTATTGTCAATCTACCATCTGAAGAGACAAATGAAGGAAAATCCTAATCTATATGTTTTGCATTGCAACAAATGCCACTTTAAGCGTTTCTCCAAAGGAAACGACATCGATGATTTGTTGCAAATAAAGCAAAGCGACATACCAAGAAACATACCAAAACTTGATATTGTGAAAAAAAAATCTGTTAACGCACCAAATAAAAAAAGAACAAAAATGTTCAAATGCCCAAATTGCGGCTTCACAGTCAAGGCTTATAAAGTTGAAAATGTAGAAGAGGAAATAGAAGAGGAAATAGAAGAAAAAAATGAGTAGACCAATTGGACTAATGGATGTAAAGCAAGCTCTCCGTGACAGTAGGTTCCGTGAGAGCTTGCCTCCTAGTTTTACATCAGATATTCAAAAATATCTGAACAATCCCGGTTGCGCTTGCAATGTTCCAATCTATAAAAAGGTCATGTCTGAGGCCAAGGAGCAATTGCAGCAATACTTTCCAAATCGATCTGTCGCAAATCTTGACGATGAAGCTAAGAAACTTGCCGAAAACAATTGGCGTGTAATTAATTGCAAAGCCGAAGATTTGGAAAAGGAACTCAAAAAACTTCCAAGCGGTCGGAAACAAATTGCTATTGCACGATATGAAGACATGGTGACAGTTATTGTTAACGAGCTTGATGTTTTATTCTGAATTTTTGTAATACAAAGTTGTATTTTTCATCATTTTTTTACATGAATCAATCATTTTGGTAGGGTATTGATCATACTTGGATATTTCCATTGGCCAATCGCATGCTGCCAATCTTCTTGAGCCAAGTATTTTTGCGTTATTATAGAAAGAAAAAGCCTTGTCATATTGTTTAATTGCGTAAAATATATCTGCCAGCATACACCAAAATTCAGCCATTGTAGGCTTTTTTATAATACAGTTTACTATGTGATTCAAAGAATTTTTATAGTCTTTTTTCATGTAACACAGAACCATTGACATATAGTAATGAGTCATATAGTATGATATTGTTGGTTTTTTTTGTTGGTGTAAATATAAATCAGCATAATTTATAAATGAGTCCCAATTTTTATCTAGCAATTCATTGCAAGCCATATAATAGACAGGGTCTGGCAACAAAGGTTGTCTTTCATGCCATTTTTTAGTCAATTCTTTAATGTAAGAATAGTTTTGATTATTTGCAGAAGATAAGAAAACATTTATAAAATTCGATTCATTTTCGATGGTTTCATACACAGGGTTAGTAAATTTGAGTCCAATTGATTTGTGCCACAATCTGGTTTGTCTTGTTATTATATCACCCTGCATGACACCAAAGTTATAAGAATAAGCAGGGCCAGCAACAGCATTTTTTATAATTTCTAATCCAGAAAGAAAACTTTCATATGGTTCTAATTGTAGAATCCAATCTGTTTTTGTCTGGGAAATTAATTCATTTCGAGCTTTTGCAAAATCTTCGCATCCTGCCAATTTAATTATTTTTGCGCCTTTTTGAGCCAATATATCAATTGTTTTGTCTGACGAACCTAAATCGCCAACCAATAAATTGAATTTAATTTCTTTGGTTGAATCAAGAAAATTCTGAATTGTTTCTTGATTGTTCCTCACTAACATGTTCACCGTCAGAGGACTGTTCATTATTTTTTCCAAATTTGTTCTCTAATAAAAAACCTATGGCTAACGCTTCGTCATTCAAGTTCTTTTTTTGATAGTACGATTGAAGTTCCCTATAAAATTTGGGAGCATCTGGTTTGTCCAACATGGAAGCAAAAATTTGTGATATTTCCATAAAATATTATAAGCACTATAAAGGAGATAAATGGCGACAGAATATTTGAATAACAAGACATTTGAATCGCTTATCGTCCATTTCCAAAAAACAAAAAAGGAAAGAGTTAAATATCAACTTTTCATGGATGATATTATAGAAACGCAAAACAGAGTTGGTAAAAAAGATAAATATAAAAAACCTGAATCTTGGTTATTGACCGAAAAAGAATTTAAGATTATTTCATCCGAATTTCAAGAATCACAGGACCAACTAGCAATAGCTTTTTATACATTATCTGAAAATATAGTCAGATATGCCAAGTTTAATCTTATAGATCAAGATGATGCCGTGCAGGAAGGAGTCATGATCTGTTTTGAAAAGATTGATCGTTTTGATCCAGAAAAAGGCAAAGCTTTTAATTATATGACAACATGTATTCTAAATCATTTCCGTCAACTTTACAGGACTGCAAGAAACTACAATGAACTAAAAAGAAAATATCTTGACTTCATACAAATTCAACTTGATCAAAAATTACCACCCATTAAAACAAAAAATTTGTATAAAAGACACAATATCGTTAGTGATCCTTGATATTCGTCATCAATTTTTATAAAATATTTTGTCTCTTATTTTTTTGAAAAAGCAGGTTATATGATAAATCAAGGTAAAAGTCTATTTGATCAGATAGAAAATCAAGAATTGATACAAAAACTGATTGACTCTGGTTATGGAAAAATAGTTGATGCATTCCTTCTACATGATGCAAAGGTATACACCAAGAAAGGTCGTCTCAATAAAAGTGGTGCATGTAGGGTTCTAAAGTGCAAACCCAAAGAACTTGAAGATTCTCTGAAGGCGTGTCAAGAAATATTGAAATCAGAACTTAAAGTTGAAATTTTAGAAGAAGATTAAACCAATGAGACGGCCCTGTCATATCTTAATGTGACATCAACAGTTACAACCTCGCTTGTTCCCATGTCTAGATCACCAAAATTGATGTCTTGTGGCCAAGCGGCCACAAGAAGCCAAGACTCTAATGTTTCTCCAGTACCATCATACAATTCTAAATAAGCATCTTTTTTGAAACCATCGGCTGATGCATTCCACTGCTCTGTGCCCGTGTCATAAATTTGATTAATCCAACCAAGAACTGGGTTGCTATTCTTTTTAAGGTCATAAAGAGTCAATGTAATCGGCTTCCACTCGGGTTTGCCGGGATAATAAATAGTCTCATTCAAATGCTCCATTGAAAGCTCTTTGAAGGAAACAGATGGCCTAGAAGCCTTTTGAGGAGGCAAAGCATTAATTCCTTGTGCGCTTATGTTATCGATTTTAAGCAGCCATCTATTTTTTCTTTTGAAACATCCATCAGCTTGCGATAAACCAAAATCGTCAAACCAACCCATTTGTTGAGCCATTAAAACCCCAATAAATAAAAAAGGCCTCGTACTTTATATACGAGGCCCAAAATCGAAATTTTAGTTTTATATTTAGGCGTTGCAACCGATCTTGCTTGGAACTGGTATGTTGATTCCGCAAGATGGTGTGTATTTAGCTTCGCTAAATCTAAGAGTCAACTCAAGACTTGCTTCTTCGGAGCTACTATAGTCGAGGTCACCAAAGTTAACAGCGGTTGGCCACATGTTCTTTAATTCCCATGTTTCCATAGTCGCACCAGTACCATCGTACATACTCAATGTGCCAATAGCAGCCCAACCACCTTCTGCTCCGTCATTGCCTCTTCGTGATGTCTGCGAAAGGCTATTAGGGTCGGTGAAGTTGTAAACGGATGCAAGCCAGTTCCACAGAGTCTGCATACCACCAGCGCCAGCACCACCGATATCATAGTAGGTCACGGTGATAGATTCCCAACTACCTTTACCGGGAATCCACATCTTGCCGTGAAGATAGTTAATTTCAGTTTCCTCAATCGTAAGATTGGGGCGGCTTGCAACTTTCACGAATGCACTGGGAACAATTTGGTTGTTCCATTGAACATCAAATGTCCATCTGTACTTGCGCTTGAAAACAATCGCTGGCCCGCCGATTTTATCAAGGCCCATATTTCCACGAATTATAGCCATCTTATTCTCCTTGTAAAAATTATTTCAACTTAGAATGTTTCGGCTCCTGCTACGAAGCTGCCAGTTCTATGGATTGAAAACTCAATAAACATAAATTCAGCGGCACGGGTTGGTTGAATACCAATTCTTGCACGGAATTCATTTCGGTCAACGACATCCGGCGTGTTCAATTCGGCATCGGCCTTAATGATATAAGCAGTTAGGCCACGACCAACTTGAACATTTTTCAAGATATTTTCGGCCAAAGACACGAACCTTGAGCGGAAAACTTCATCATTTGGATCAAACAGCAAAGCACGGCTTGCGGTGCGAATTGCCTTCTCGATGTAAAACATGAGACGACGAACATTCACTCGGTCCAGAGCAGTCGGCATACGCTGCAAAGTCTTCTGTCCGAAGACCACGAAACCATTCACATCAGCGAACTGAACGATTGGGTTCACGCAGTTGCGATTGCCGTACATAAGGTCACGCTCTTCCAAAGTTGGACGATTGTAGACATCGGTAATATTGGGGACAATACCACGGGTCAAACCGGCTGGGGCAAACCAAGGAGCGCCAAGAAAATCGCTACGAGCGATAACAGCCATGATGGAGCCACTAGGAGGACACCAAACATCAACCTTGTTGTAGGAGTCATAAATCTTAACCCATGGCCAGTAAAGTGCGCCAAAGTCGCTATCAAAGCGAACATTGTTAAGAGGATGTGCGCCGTTCTGCCACGATACAACTTCTTTCACAGTCAAGCCGAATGGTGCGTCGATAATTGCTAGGCAATCCTGACGATAATCACGGCAGAAAGCGAGAAGTTCCTGAACGACTGCTGTGCTTGAGTGACCGGGAACAGCGATAAGGTCGATGTTAACCTGTTCTGGTTCGCTCAAGGTATAGATGCCTGTGAAGCCAACAGGGCTTCCCATCAGGAGAACATCTTGTTGATCTGGGTCAGCGGGGATACCATCTGATCCACCTGTCAAGGTGTAGGTGCCATCTGCTGGAGCGGCTGCAATTGCAGTGTCGTCCAATACTCTGATATAATCGCTTACTAGAGCAAGATAGGTTTCAACATAGAAGCGGCTTGCATCATCCTTGGTAAGGCCTCCCCATGATTCAACTTGCACAGAATTGGTATAAATCTCAACTGTGAAATTGTTTTCGTAAATATCGTTTTTAATTACAACCTGAGTGTCATTCCCATCGATACCGGGAGAATCAGCGTTGATGGTGAATGTTACATCGCCACCTGTATTTGCACCGCCAGTTACCAAACCCAAAGTTTCAATATCAATTGCGCCACTTTCGCCGGAAGGAGTTGTTCCTGACTTGGTGGTGGTGCTGAGGCCGAAAGCAGAAACGCTTGCTGGCTTAATGTAGAGTCGAGAATCGGCACCGTGAGCATTTGTAACAAATCTCAAAGAGAATCCTGAAGCAACTGCTGTCCAACCACCGGGTAGTGTACCGCCGTTTTCAGTTTTCTGATCGTTGATATCAGTCACGATGTCACTGATAGTTGAATAGTTTGCGCCAGCAGCGAAAGTGATTGTCTGAACAACCTGATCAATCAGAATGTTGTCAGTACCGTCAATCACGATCTCGATAACAGGATCTGTGAATCCTGATAGATCGTAGTGTCCAGAAGCGGTATAGCCGTTTGCTGGATAACGATCTGCTGATCCGGTCACAGAGGCACGGGTCATACCAGTGCCCAAACCAGTTGGGTTGTCACGAATTGATAAGCCGTCAGAAACAGCGCCACCGTAGATGGCGTTTTGAATTGACACAAATTCCAAGCTGGCATCTGGACCATAGGCCCAAACGGTTTGAACAGCGATTGTATTGGTGTCGCTCTCGTAGAATTCAATTCCGTCTAATTGCGTATCAATCTGATTGTTCAACTCGGAAACCAATTCAGTCACAGAGTAAATTCCTGCCAAAACAACAAGAGTCTTATCTGAGAGAGAACCGTTGAGTTTCCAGCGGAAGAAGCTGTCTTCATCAAAAGTGTATGGGCCAGCAGTGTCAGATATAATTTCGATAATTGTACCAGCAGCAGGCACATCAACACTAGCGGTGAGAGCTTGCTCATCGCTTACCGGATCTGTATCAGCAACACGAACCACATAAAGGGTATTGGAAACCAAAAGATACTGGTCTGCTGCATAAAGAAGAAATGGATCGCTGGTATCAGGATGAGGATTGCCAAATATAGTGTGCAATTGGCGAGAGGTACTAACAGAAATGGGAAGGTTGATTGGACCCTTAGAGGCGAAACCAACCAAACCAGCAACATGTGTAGATTGCTCAGGCGCAATGAAGCTCAGGTCTTTTTCTGCAATTCTAACGCTTGGGCTGATAGTGTTAGATGGTGGAAAACCTTTAAGAATTGCCATAGTCTTATTCTCCCTTTCGTAACTTGTTTGTTATATGCCTTATGGAAATCAATCCATCTTTTTCTGCTCTATCTATATATGGTGTTGATCTTTCATCTTCCAAAACTAAAACATTTTTTCCTGCACCAACGCCGGGAAGGTTTAATGTAGTGAAAGATTTAATGGCTCTCCTAGACCTAATGATCAATTGCACAGGATGCCTTTTCTTATTCGTTATTTCTAGCATTCTAATTCCTTTACTGACTGTTCAATTCTCGCCAAAACTTCTGTTACAGTTTCATCTGTCAATCCGTCAACAAAATCAACTTTAGCACTCAGAACAGCCTTCTTGCGTTCGATTGGTTGTGGTATATATGTTTGTGCCGTCATATTAAATTCATATTTTATTACTCTAATTTGCTGATCTCCCGGCTCATTGTTCAGGTTGTTGGCAACAGAGTCTAATTTGACAATCACTTCCCATGGTACACCAGTCACTCTTATATATGCGACTTGGCTAAATTTTGTCATTATTTGCTCTACTATTTGGTTCATGTCTTCTCTATACAGTGTCCAAGCAGTTACGGTGTACCCCATATTGACAGGAATACCCCTCGCAAATCCAAAAATTGTATCTTTTTTGTATCTTTCGCTCTGTGTTATTGACGGTTTTCCTTCTTCGTCCAAGAAATAATTGAGAGCCTTATGATATGTGTATCTATTAATATCATATTCAATGTTGGTTTGTGTCATTGCCATCATTGGAAGTCTAATACGGTTAACAACAAGAGTTTCATCTTTTCTTACATTTTCCTGAATCATAGCAGCAACAGCTTTTTCAGGAGGACCAAGCATTATTGGTACTGGCCAAGCCTTGCCGTCTTCGTCAATCACAATGACATTCCTGAAAAGGTCCAGCATGGCCTCGTCGCTTCCACGAAGACCTCTTGAATAGCGATAAAGTACAGCACGATTATTTGCATCCGGGTCATTGAGTATTTTACCCTTTTGCATTGGATCGCTATTTGCATTTGCCCCGAAACCTGTTTTTTTCATAGTCTGGTCTTTAAGCCAGTTCATGCTTTCATCATTTACACTTCTCAGATTTGGATTGGAATCGGGATCGCAAAAAGGTGGCGGTTGATCTAGAATGGGATCGGGAACACTTGCAATTTCATTGCATTGATCGTAAGGTCGTTGTTGATGTGATCCTGAATCTGGTTTCATCTTTTCTCCTTATTTATGTAGGTTTTATTGATGGAAAAAATGTTGCTTAAATACAGATCTTGGTATCAGGGTGAGCCACCTAGACCAATTCGTCTCCAGATACCGGGATGGTCTGGAGAACAAAATCAACATAGAAACGGCGATGTTCCACAACCTTGGCATTGCATACCTTTTGTTGAAGGTTCAACATACGGTCTTGAGCTTTTTTACGCTTTTGACACCGAATGTCATGTCAAAATGGTTGAGGGTGAAGTGAAATTTTTTGGTGATTTTTCGGAAGAAAGCAAGAAAATACCCAAAAGTGTCACTCCTCCATTTTCTAGCTTTGCTCCCGGTCACTTTGGAATGACATCTTGTTTGGACATCGAAGCTCCTGAAGACTACATTCTTCGCATAGAACCTCATCCAAGGTTTTACACAGATGAAACATACACCGTTCCACTAGCCATTCCCGGCCATCTCAACACAAGCATGTGGCCCAAAATATTTTTTGTTGTATTCAAA